TCATGCATCCCAAGGATTGTTGCCGTCGGGCTCGCCGTCAAGCTCGCCGTCACGCTCTTGGTGTGGGAGCCTTCGGAAGGCATCGGCTACTTCGGTCACGTCATAGACCAGTCGCCCGCCGATCTTACGCGGCTTTGGCATGGTTCCGGCGACCACAGCTTTGTCAAATAGCGAGGCGCTGATCCCAACGAGAGCCGCAGCCTGCTCGCGATTGACGCCGAGCGGTGGAAGCGACGGGGGAAGAACTTCAAATCGATGCGCTTTCATCGTTTCAACCATGTCTGGAAGTCGCTGCGCAGCTTTAGCCAACGTGCGGCGGCTTCTGTGTCGTTGTTGAGCTCAGCGAGTGACTGGACAGCGAGGATGGAGCGGACGCGGCTTTTAACGCGCTCGCTGCTGGATGCGTCCTCCAGGCCGTGAACTTCGGTAAGGTATCTGGCGAAGGCGAGATCGCTCTTGCACTTCATCGAGAGTTCCGCCGCAAAGTCCTTGCTGGTGTGCTTCTGCGACGGTGGTAGATGGGTCACCTGCAGGTAAGCCCGGACAGCTTCATCGCGCAGCATTAACAGGGCTCGAACGTAGAGTGGCGCCTTGCGCATCAGCTGCCGATCGTCGGACGTGACGGCCTTCTCTATGGTGGCAATAGGGTAGATCTCGCCGCTCATCGGATCGCGCCCGCATATCTGGGATTGGCCGTTCTCCAAGCAGTAGCTCTCGGCCCAGTCATCGCTGGCAAGCTCCAGCACGCCCCGGATCTCGGGAAGCAGCAATTTTGCTTCGGTGAGGTTCATCGTCCTCCTCCGATCATGCTACTCTCCCGCCGACTGGTGTTGGAAGCTTGGAACGAAACAGCGCCAACAGTATTGGTTGTCGTGGTCATCAATCTGTGAGGAAGACGAACATGCTTGCGACCCGTTGGAAAGAACCCGTCGTGATCCAAGACGGCAGCATCCGGATCACACTCTCGTCGACAGAAGAGGCCATGAACTGGCTTGTTCACGAGCGGGACCAGAACAGCGGCAGATGGCGAAACGCGTGGCAGACATGCAGAGCTGTTTACGAAGGCAAACTGCCGGCAGATGAGGCCCGATCGGCTGTGATGCTCGCTGCTAAGAGCAGGCACTGACAAAACCCTACAGCCGAAGCGGACTTGCATTCGGTTAGCCATGAGCCTGCCAAAATTCCGGCTGAGTAGGCGGGGCGGCTGGAACGAATACACGCCATCACCGTTCAACATCCTCTTCTCGATACCCCTTCCCATTTGCCCGCCCTCAGGCGGGCTCTTTTTTGTGTCTGTGTTTTGGCGGGAAACGACGCTTGGCAAAGCTTGTCTCATCATTCCCCCACCTCCCTCGACTGGGGAGCGGGTGCCGCATGAATAGCGGCTTCCAAGCCCTTCCTGGCTGCGCGGTAAATGACATTCTCCGGTGCGTTCACCATGCCGAGCAGAACTTCGGCGAGTGCGAACACGGCAGCATCGGTAACTTCCAAATTCAATACGGGAGAGGTTGCCACTGCCGTTGACTGCGGAACGATTTTCCCGACAAAAGCAAACGCCTGTTCCACGATATGCGCGGGGTCGGTCTCGGCATCCTTGGCGAGATATTCAAGTGCTTGCTCCAAAACTTCCCGGCTGTAAGGGAAACTCTTCCCTGTTACATGTGACTCGGGGGCGGGGGTAGCTTGGGCGAGGATAGCGCGATGACGGTGACACATCTCACAATCATCACAGTCACAAGCGTCTAATTGCTCTTGAAGAGCCTTCGCCAGGGTAGAAGCGGCTGAATGCTGTTCGCAAGCGGGGGAGGCGGCATCCTCATAGCGATAGGTTGCTACCTTGCTGCCCTCTGCCAGCGGCTCACGGGTTTCCAGATCTACGACAGTCGATCCTTCCAGGCAGGCGGCGTGGCAGGTGCCGAATTCAATATCGGTGGCGCAGAGATCGTCCGGCTTGAACAACTGGTCGCAGATCGGGCACGGCTCTGCCTGCTCCATCAGTTCAGCAGCAAAGTTCTCGTGCACGCCCGGTGGTGGCTGACGGTCAGTCATGGCTTCACGTCCTGTCTGGCGCTGATGAACATCGAAATGGCGGGTAAGCTGACAGAACCGCACGACCGCTGGAGGCGAACCTTCGGCAGATCGGAGGGGCTGCCCCTGCTTGCCAGCAGCATCGGTCGGCGCAACCAGCCGCAGAGAGCGGAGGCGCTTGCGGACCGTAATTGGCGAGCAGTGAAAGTGCTTTGCGATCTGCTTGTGACCCATGCTGCGAGCGACGAGGCGGCGCAGCTCGGTGTCGTCGACGAGGGCGTTGTGCGGTCTCATCGGTTGCTCCTCTGCTGCTGGCGGCAGGCGAGGATCTGGTAGAGGTCCCGGCTGTGGTTCGGGCAGCCCTGCATGGACAAGGCATGAAAGAGGGCGTGCTCAAGCGATTCAACGCCGGCAGCAATGGCCTTCTCTCTCGCTTTCACGTCGTCCGGCAGGGCGAGGAGGTGACCGGCTGCGCGGTAGGTTTCGATGCAGGTGGTCATCTGCTCGCGCTCAAAATAGCAGAGAGCGGGATCCGAGCGGCGCTTCAGGAGATCCCCAAGCGTTGGCCGCTCTACGATGCGCGGGGGACGGGGGAAGGGAACTATGGTTGCTGTCATCGGGCCTGCTCCAGCTTGAAGCCGCCGCAGGCATTGACGGCGAGGATGATCCACAAGGCGATCCGGCCGGCCTCGATGTCGGGTCGCTCTCGGTTCACGTCGACGACACAGACTGGGATGCCATTGGCGTCGTAGATCGTGCCGATGTTTTCCTCGTCGCACCGAAGCGGAAGGGTGACATTCACCGCGGCAAGATCCGCAACGAACTTCTGAGCGATCTCAGCATTCTTAAGCGCCATTCCCATCAGACGCGCTCCATGGCTGCGTACCGATCGTCAAGCTCGACCAGGCGCTGACCGGCCATGACGGCGGAAACTGCCAGGCAGGCGAGCAGGAAAGCGACAGCGCCAATGATGCCGAAGCGCGGCATGCGGGCCTCTAATCGTGCCTTGGCTGAGCCGGTAATGACTGGGCCAGACACGGGGCGTGGCTTGACGCCTGGATCGTCGAGCACAATCGGCCGGATGTGGATCTGCTCTGCGCGGACCTTCGCCAGGCGCCGGCTATGTTGCTCGCGCTCTACGGCGTCCCGCTTCTGGCTGGCTGTGGTCTGGCTGTCGCCCCAGCGATCTGCGCTGACGATCTCGTCATCCCAGAGCAGGCGTTCCTGCTCCAGTTCGCGGTCTGTCATGCTGACAAGTGGTTTCTTGAACATAGGATGCCTCCGATCCGTTTCGGATGCCGCCTCGCACGGGAGGCGGTCACCGAAGCGGACCGGCTCAAGCTGCGCGGCGGGCAGGGACGGTGGCGCGAGTCTGGATCGTGCTGGCCGCAACTGCATAGGCGCGGGCCTCGTCGGCAATGGCTTCAAGCTGGGCTTGCGTGATGCCGAGGCTGTTCTTCAAGTCCTGGGCGGTGCATCCGTCGCCAAGACGACGCATGGCTTCGCCGACGCAGGCAACCTGCTCCTCACGGTTACGGCAAAGGGGATAGGCGTTGTGGTTTTCGAAGCGCATGACGTTTTTCCTCATCCGGTGGACCACCCAGCGTCGGCTGGGCAGGGCGCCGGTCACGGTGGACCGGATGAGGTGATATTGCCAAATAGGCAAAATCAGTCAAGGGTAATTTGCCTATTTGGCAATCATTATCTAACGGGCTCCGGTCATCCTTTGGACCAGGCGTTGGCGAGCAGATGGCGTGAGCTTCTTCCATTGCCCACTACGGATCACCGACTGAATGGCTGCTACCCACACCAAACGGACGCTTCGTATGGGGGGCGCGTTGTGACTCTCCAGATCGTAAGTTCCTTGCTCTGATCCTCTTAGAACCCTTTTGAGGAACCTCTGACCCTTGGCTGTTTTAACCGCCGCTTCCCACCCTAGGACTTCCTCTACTACGACGCCTTGGCGCCAGCATATGATGATGTCTCCATCGTCATAGCGCGGCCACATCGACTCGCCACTTACCTCAAAAGCAATCGCATCATCAGGCAGGGGAAAAGGCGTCTCTATCTCATAGAGCCCCTCAGGTGGGATCTGTTCTTCTTCGGGCATGATCTCAGCTCCGGCGCCAATACGTCCCATGACTGAGACGATGTTGGCGGTTCTTGTGGTGCTTTCGATCAGGATGTCCTGCGGCGGCACATCCAAAGCGTGCGCAAAAAGATTTAAATTTTTAACTGATAGGTTCCGCTCGCCACTTTCTAGGCGCGAGACATAGGAGACTGAAAGCCCCGTCTTCTCGGCCAGTTCCTCAATTGTGAGGCCTTGATCGTCGCGAAGCTGCCTGATGCGGTTAGGGTATGTTTTGTCCATATGGCAAAAATCTTTCTATTGGACAAGCAACGCCATAGCCAAATAGGCAAAATTGCACTTGACGCAAATTTGCCTATTTGGCAAGTTCTGCACCTATGGACGCTTTGTCGGAATATCTGAACGAGACAAATGAGAAGCTGTCGACGTTTGCCGTGCGGATCGGCAGGTCGCCAAGCACGTTATCCCGCGCCCTTGCCGGTCAGCGGGATCCAAGCGTCGACCTCGCTCGTGACATCGAACGGGGAACTGGAGGCCGGGTGACGGCGCTCCAGTTCCTGGAGATATGCCTTCGTCAGCCGGAGGCTGCCGAATGATGCTCCTCCACAAGTCCTATCACCAACCGGCTGTCCAGCCTCCTCCCGGACAGCCGTGGCCTGCGCGTCGTGCCTCCTCCCAGGCGACAGCAGCCGAACGGCCGGAGCGGACCGGGTTATGCGTCCCGTTCCGGCCCATTCGTTCCTCGCACGGCTGCCTGCCATGGGGCCGTGCCACCTCCCGCCGAGATCGCGGACCTTCAGGTCTCGGCGGGCTTTCTTTTCATGTCGGGGTAGAGAAGTTCGGTCGTTCTCGCCGGTCTCATAAGCCGGAGATCGCAGGTTCAAATCCTGCCCCCGCAACCAGTTTGCCATGTTCGCGCCCGTTCCAGTCATGCGGTCCCCCGTGATCTCGTGACGGGCTGAACCTCACATTCCAGAACCGTTCCCGCCACGGGAAACGCGCAGGGTAATTCCCGGCGCGGGAAAGCTTTTGTCCGATGGAGATCAAGGACATGGACGCATTTCTCTACCGTATCAAAGCAGCGCAGCGCGACCTGATCGAACGCTGCGGCGGCATCATGCGCGTCGAGACGCTCACCGGCTACTCCAAGAGCCAGGTTGGTCGCTGGAACAACCCTTCCGAACCGGACCAGATGCCGGTCGGCGCCATCCGCACTCTAGAAGGTGACTGCAATGTCGCGCTTGTGACGGCAGTTCTGGCGGAAGCCAATGGTCGGCGCCTGTCGGATCCAGACGCGGAGCGTCAGGCGGAGGTCAATGTGCTGACCAGCCACGCGGAGCTGATGCGGCAGTCGGCCGAACTCGCCAATGCCATCGCGATTGCGATCTCGGACGGGCAGGTGACGCCCTCGGAAGCGCAGAGCATCGACAGGGTGGCGTCAGCCATGGAGCGGGCGTCGTCGGACCTGCGCGCCTCGCTTGCAACGATCAAGGCGCGGGGCGGCGTGCGGGCCGGATTATCCATTGTGAACGGGGACTGAGGCGGCGGGATGATGACGCTGCACGAGGATTGCCACCGCCCGCTGCTCGTCAAACAGGCCCGCTTTGCGCGGGTTCTGGAGCTTTGGCATGTCGAGCAGCTTTCCACCGACGCCATCGCAGCACGGCTGGAGCTTTCCGAGGCGGAAGTATGCCGGCTGATTGAAGAGGGCGAGACGCCGGTTGCGGGGGAGTGGCCATGAGAGACGAATTCGATCCGATGGCTGTAGCCGGGGGTAGTGCTGCCGCGGGGGAGCGGAAAAAGCGCCAGCCCGCGAAAGAGGAGCCCGTTGCCAATGTTGCTGCACAGCAGCTGCGGGCCTTTGTGGAGCGAATTGAGCGTCTGGAGGAGGAGAAGAAGGAAATTTCCGACTTCATTAAGGACGTGTTCGGCGAAGCCAAGGCGATGGGCTTCAACACGAAGATCCTGAAACGGGTCATCGCACTCAGGAAGAAGGACGAGGACGAGCGGCGGGAGGAGGAGGCGATCCTCGATACCTACCTGATCGCGCTCGGTATGATCGAGGGCGGTGATGACTGACGCGCCCTACCAGCTCCTGCCGCCGCTCTCCCCGGAAGACTATGCCGCGTTGGAGGCGGACATCATTGCGCGCGGCGTCCTGGTGCCGGTTGAATATGACGAGGCCGGGAACATCCTGGACGGACACCATCGTGTGCAGATCTGCGAGAGCCTCGGCTTGGTGGACTGGCCGCGCTTCGTACGCAAGGGACTTTCAGAAGAGGAGAAGCGTGCGCATGCCCGTGCGCTCAACCTGTCGCGGCGGCACCTGACTGCGGCGCAAAAGCGGGAGATTGTCGAAGCGCAGCTGAAAGAGACGCCGTCTATCTCGTCCCGCGCCATCGCCGCGCGTTTCGGGGTGTCCCACAATACCGTGCGGGCGGCTCGTGCCCGATTGGAAGATGGTGGTCAAATTGACCACCATCCCGAGATTACCGGCCGCGACGGGGTGAAGCAGCCATCCATCAAACCGATCCGCACGATGTTCCTGCCGGAGAAGGCTAACGTCAAGGAACTGAAGACCGTGGCGAAGGCCATCCGCGATAGGGAGCGCGAACAGAGCCGCCAGGTCCGCACTGACATCATCAACGGGATTGCCGATCGTGGGAAACGCGTAGCTGGCGAGATGCCTCGCGCTGCTTTTGCCGTCGGCTACGCCGATCCGCCATGGGAGCAGGAAGCCTGGAGCGATGTGACGGGGCAGGACAAGGGGCTGATGTACCCGCCCATGCCACTGGACGAGATCATGGCGCTCTGTGCCGGGGACAGGAGTCCCTTTACGAGCGATGCGATCCTCTTCCTCTGGGTGACAACGAACCGGTTGGATGACGGTATCGCCGTTCTGAAAGCGTGGGGTTTCGACTTCGTCAGTGCCATTACCTGGGACAAGATGCGTATCGGCATGGGCCGATGGGTGCGGGACCGGACGGAGCATCTCCTCATCGGCAAGCGCGGCGATTTCCCCGGCCTGATTCCCGGCTCGCAGCCGGAGAGCATCCATGCGGAAAAGAAGACCGGTCACAGCCGCAAGCCGGTCTGGTTCGCCGAGCGGATCGACCGGTTGTTCCCCGACATGCGCAAGCTGGAACTCTTCCAGCGCAAAGACAGCCTTGTTGAGGGCGATGTCCGTCTGAACGGGCTGTGGGACTTCTGGGGCTTCGAGGCCGGCGCAGAAAGCGAGGCCGCATGATTCCCGACTTCTCACCCGACATGCTGCGCGGCTTTGTGCATGCGCAGATCACCATGGCAGGCTACCGCGAAACCTTTCCTGACGAACGCAAAAGCGCAAGGCGGGCGCAGCTGACGTTTGAACAGGCCTGTGCGGCTGAGCGGGCGCGGTTGATCAAGCGAGCGAAGATCACGCCGGAGCAGCTGGATCTGGCTCTGTCGAAAAAGAAGATCTGCCCGGACGCGCGGCTGAGGCTGTGGAGAGCACTCGGTGCTGATCCCGCCCGTTTCGGGATTCGCCTTGTTGGAATGGCAGGGCAGGAGGTGGTGTCGTGAGTGGATTACAGATCGGCTCCAGCCCCGCGCGCGCCGACTATGACTTTCGCGCCTTCGCGCGAGCGCTGCTCGCCAGACGACAGCAGGACAACCGGGGCCTGCGCGCGCTAGCGGACGAGATCGGTGTGACCGTCTCAGACATCTCGCGCGCGATGGGCGGGCAGATGGTGAGCGTGGGCAAGGTGATCGCGCTTTGCCAATGGCTCAACGTGCCGGTCGAGAACTTCTACCTCCAACCTGAAAAGCAAATCGGAACAGGCTGTTTCACCGGACGCACTGTGAAACATGAGGGGAGGGCGCCGCCATGAGCGACCTTCTTCCGATCGTCGAGCACCTACGCGATGCGGCGGGCCATGCAGAACGGGCTGAATGGCTCTGCACCGTGCCGGAAGGGGTGATCCAACGCGATTACCTGAAGATCCGCGCTCTCCTGAAGCGGGACGGCTTCGAGGAGGGCGACGCTTACCTGTCGGCGCTCATCGCCAAGATCAACGCAAGACGGCTGAAGGACGGACGCTATCCGGCGACGATCATGATGGCCGTTGAAATGGCGCGCGGCCGGATGATGGACGCGGTGCGGAAGGGGGAATGATGCTATGTCGCGAAGTCGCCTCAGGACGGTGCAAGATAAGCAATCAACTGTTCGACCTCATGGCGAGCACCTACGATCTTGATGTCGGCGACTGCGCGCGCGCCGGCGGGCCAGTCTCTAACGATTTTCTCGCCGTTCGAGGCCGCGATGCGGAATTGCGCAGTGTGCGGCGCCCTACTCCTGTCTTCCCATCCGCGGATGTAGGTGGGCCAATGCGATTTAACTTCCTGATGATCGCTTTTGGCTTCCATCAGGCCTATTCCGTCAATACCTGCGTCCGCGATAGATATCGAGTTGAGGATAACGGTTCGCCGGTTCCAGTTCACAATCCGCACCACCAGTTGCTCCGGATCCTCAAAGTCTATGATGACATCCATAGTTGGAGGCGCCTCTCCGCAGATGAAGTCAGTCTGTCTCTTTGCCTCGTCGACCTGTCGCAAGAGAGCGGGCAGAGTGAGCGCGGCAGCCAGCAACGCGCCTACCGCTGCGGCCCATCCGGAATAGCTGCCCAACCAGTCGCGCAGACAAGTGGCTCTTGTGCTTCCTTCACTGCACCATCTTCCAGGCAGATCCGGGACAAGTTGCGCCAAGAGCGGCAGGAGCAACAGCGCCATGACTATTCCTATGATGAGTGCGCGAAGGTTTCTCACGTGGCGGCGCTCCGAGGGTTTCATCTGCAAGGGAGGATGCGCTTAGATGGCCCAGAGGTCCAGCCTGCTCGCGGCGACACGAGGAGGGCAGCTCAATGAGCCACGACGCGCGCTTCTCCATCATCCCCGGCTGGATCGTGACGGACCCGCGCCTGAAGGGGATCGACCTGCAGGTGATGTGCCTGCTGGGGCGGCACACGGACAAATTCGGCTGGTGCCGTCGCAGCCAGGTGAAGATGGCGGAGCAGCTCAATCGCGCACGTTCTACCGTGCAGGCCTCGATCGACAGGCTGATCGAGATAGGCGTGCTGGAGAAGCATATCGAAGAAAGCAAGGATGGCCGTGACAGCGCCCATTCCTACCGCGTGATCTACGACCGTGCGCCGCCTTCCGGCTATGACTTCGACGCATATCGTGAGGACGATGAGCAGGAAAATGGTCCTATCGACCCCTCTGCGGAGGCGCACCCCCCTGCCGGTATACCGGCACCCCCTGCCGGTCTAGAACCGGCACCCCCTGCCGGTCCTGGATCGGCACCTATTAACGACCCTTATCTAACGACCCCAGATAAACGGGAAGAGAGAGAGCGCGAGCGCGATGATGGGGAAGGGGAAGAAAATCCCAGAGCGCTGGAGCGACGGTTCCGCAAGTGGTGGAGCCAGTGGCCAACCTATGCGGTTGATGCCGAGATGCCGGCGCGCCGGGCGTGGCTTGAACTGACACCCGAGCAGCGCAAGGCATGCGAAGAACGAACGCCGGAGTATCTTTCTGCGGCAAAGGCCAGTGGACGGAAGTTCTCCAAGGCATCCGCGACCTACCTCAGCGAGCGGGCTTGGGAGCGGCTGGGCGACCTGCCAGCGGCGACACCGTCTGCTCCTGAGCGGCACAACCCGTATTCCCGGCCATGGAGTGCTCTGCGCCTTGCCGAGCTATTACGCCCTCCGGTCCACCTGACGCTGACGCCGCTGGAAGCGCAGATCGTCGACAGCAAGCCGGAGAAGGAAGCGATAATATGGCGCGATAAGCGGGAAAAGGCCGGATGGCCGGAGGCCGTGAAGCTGAACGAAGCAGCGCGCGAGAGGCGCCCTGTATCGGTGCCTGCTCATCTCGTGACGATCTCCCAGAGCTTCGACAAGGTCGAAGTCGGCGGAGCGGTTTGGAATGCTTGGAAGCGGCTCCATCATGAGCGGTGCTGGCCATGGCTTCCGGAGCCGAACGGGCTGCCTTTCGTCCAGTTTCCGGCACTGCCGGAAGGTGTCGAGGATCCGGACGAGGCGGTGGCAATCGCTCTTAGGCAATTCCAGCAGAAACTGATCGAGGGACGGGACAATGACAATGCAGCATAAGCGGTTGAGCGGTCAAAAGGTTAAATATCGACCTATGGCGGAAACGGAGCTTCAGGAAGGCGATCGCCGTCGTGCCTATGACGAGCAGGATCGGGCGCACAAAGCGTCAGACGTAAGATCCCGACTAGTTGCCATGGCGAGAGAAGATCGACCGGGATTTCAGGTGGTGGCACGTTGGGTGGTGGCAACATGTAAATCCGGAAGTGAGCAAGCAGTGCACGAAGAACTGCGGGAGCAGGGAATAAGAGCATGGTGCCCGCTGGAAAAGATGAGAGCTCGGCCTCGTAGGAGCCTGAAGGCTGTGGATATCTATCGTCCATATTTCAAAGGCTACCTCTTCGTGAGGGTAGTTCCCGACAATGAAGCCTTCGTCGGCTTACTCTCTGCGTCCCGTGTAAAAGGACTGATGGGGTACGAAGGAAGGCCATTCCTGATGCCTGAGAGGTTGATGGATGGCCTAATGCTCGGAGCGAAGAAAGATAAGCAGCATCAGGAAGATGATCGCGTCCTTCCGGTGCGCAAGGGGCAGCAGGTGGTAATACGATCGGGGCCATTCTCCGACTTACAGGCGACCATTCGTAGGGTAGTGGGATCGAGGTGGAAGGTTCTTGCCGAAGTGGAGATGTTTGGGCGTATGACAACGCTGGAGCTGGATATTGACTCCGTTGTGGCATGCTCCTAACGATTCTCCCAGTTGACGGGTGATTCCATCAACTGGGATGACCGGGGCGTCTGATGCCTCCAGCGGAGTTGATGTTCTCCCCCGGCCCCGACCTTGGAAGCCTTCAAAAGGAGGCACCGATTCAAGGCCAGTGCGTAAGCTATGCCGACATTTCTGAAGGACCTACGAAGGCGACCATCGGTAGCCTTTTGTGTTTCTAAGGATGTAGGCCTTTTGCAGTTTGGTAGTTGCTCACCATTGGAGGCTGTAATGCACTCGCCGCTTTGATGGCGGCACCATCCTACAGGTGACGTGATGACGCTTGAACTGCAGTGGCAGGATGTTTCCGGTCTGCAAAGGCTTGGCAATGCGCTTGGGCAGCTTGATGGCCACCAGAAGCACCTTTCGCTGCAGCGAGCGGTCAATCATACGGGCGACAAGGCACGGACCGCGGTTATCCGTGCACTCGCTGGGCAAACCGGATTGAGATACGGCGTCATCAAAAGTGCTGTTCGAACCGGCAAGGCTTGGGGAGCTTCGGCTTCCTCCTTCACCCAAGGTCGCGGATCGCTTAGCTATATACTGTCCAGTAAGGGCGGAGATATCTCACTAAAGCATTTCAAGGCTCGCGAAACACGGGCGGGCGTAACCGCTGCGCCATTTGGGAAGCGGGAGTTGAGAGCGGGCACCTTCATCAAAGGCGGACGCTTTCCCAACCGCGTTGCAGCCAGCGGGCTGAACGGGCACGTCTACAAACGTAGCGGTGCAGGGCGCGGACCTCTGGAGTTTCAGAACTCCGGTGTGATCATCCCGGTCGAGATGCTCAAAGGTGCTTCGGCCAAGGCGTTCACCGACACAATCAATGAAGAGCTGCCGAAGCGCGTGATGCATGAGCTCGAGCGCCTCGCGCCGGGGATCTTCAGCTGATCTGACCTCCCGGACCAAGTGGAGGAGCAGAGGGGGCACCCCCCGGGGGTAAGGGACCGTACCGGCGGCCGACAGCCCACGAGCGGAGAACGGCCCGGAATCCAGTCAGTCTGACAGGCGAGAATATTGGGTTGACGCGGTTGACGAGGTTGACGGTTGCCAGTTGACGAGGTTGACGGATGAACGATCAGCAAAATCTGGTGATGTTCTCTGTCGCGCAGATCGCCGAACGGGACGGAGTGTCGAAGCAGGCAATCTCAAAGGCAGTGAAGAAGCTGCTGGAAGATCGGCCGGACACGCCAGTGGAGCGCGGGAGCCAAGGGCAGGTGATGCGGGTTTCGCTCGCGCACTATGACCATTTTCGCCAGAGGTTCGTGAACCCAGCCAAGGCATCGGCACCAATACGCGGTCTGGACGGCGCTCCTACTGAAGGACGGCAGGTTGTCAGTCCTCCGCCGTTGAGAGCCGAAGATACCTTCGAAGAAGCGCGCCGGCAGTCGGAATGGCTGAAGGTGGGCCGGGAGAAGATCCGTCACCTTGAAGACTGCGGCCAGCTGCTACGAAAGGACCGGATCGACGAAGCGCATCGCATGCTTGGTGCCGAGCTGCTCTCGATCATCCGGCGTCTGCCCAACCGGGCCGATGACGTCGCGCTGGCGATCTCGAAGGAAGGTGTTCACGGCGTCCGTGTTGCGTTGCGCCAGATCGCATTTGAGATCGGCAACCAGATGGCCGACAAGCTGAGGGAGATCGCGGACGCTGCGCCCGAGCATGATCCGCTGGTTGAAAGCGAGGATATTTGACAGTTCATCCCGGAGCTCTGCGCGCGATCGCCCAGGTGCTGTCGGAATCCATCCGGCCGCAGCCTCCGGTTCCATTCGACCGCTGGCTTCCTCGCAACATTGTTCTGGTCGACGGTCCGAGGAAAGGCGACTTCTGGTCGGTAGAAGATGCGCCGTATCTGGTCGAGATCGCGCAGTGCCTGAGCCAGGACCATCCATGTAACCTGGTCACGGTGCGCAAGGGGCAGCAGACAGGTGTTTCCATCCTGGCGCTGTCATGGATGCTGTACATCGCCGAGAATTGTCCAGACAACTCTCTCTACGGGGTCCCTGGGCTTGATGCCCTACAGGACATAAATTCCGGGAAGCTGCAGCCGTTGATTGACGAGTGGCAGCGTAAGACCGGGAAAGAGGTGGTTTTTCCGACGACCAGCCGCTCCGGCGTTGGTTCGACGACGTACGAGAAGAAATTTGCAGGCGGATCGCTCTACCTCGCCAACGCGAACACGGTCATGGACCTCTCGGCTAAGACCACGCGTTTCGGTGTGAAGGATGAGGTGTCGAAGTGGCAGCAATTGCCGAACGGCGCAGATCCTGAAAACCTGTTTTTCGGGCGGTTTACCGCTTTTCGCCGGCAGAAGACGTTCAAGATCTTCGAACTTTCGACGCCAGAGCTGGATAGCGGTGATGCGCTGGGTGAGGGCCCCGGCCATTGCCGCATAGATCGTTCGTTTCGCCGGTCGGACCAGCGCTTCTGGAATATCCGGTGTCCGGAATGCCAGACAGAGCAGGTGCAGACCGACGCGAACTTCAAGATCGATCGTGGCCATCCGCACCGTTCGGGCATGCAGTGCGTCGCTTGTGAGCATGTGATCACGGAGAGCGAGCGCGTGATCGCGGTGCGCGCAGGCCGGTTTATTCCGACGCTGACCGGGCCTGATCGCCATCCGGGCTTTCACGTCGACCAGTTCATTTCCTTGATGATGTCCTATGAAGCCATCGCCGAGGACAAGATCACGTACGAAGCAAAGGGTGAGGCGGGAGCCAAGGACTACCATAACGTCGTTCTGGGCCTGCCCTACCAGATGAAGGGCAATGCACCCGATCATCAGCGACTGATGGAACGCCGGGAGGACTACCCCGCCGGCACGATACCAGCTGGCGGTCTGCTGTTTCCTGCGGGTGCGGACGTTCAGTCCTACGGCATCTATTGCGAAGGGGTTGCCTTCGCTGAAGATCGTCAGACCTGGAATGTCTTCGCCGAGTTCTTCGAAGGGCCAACGGATAATCCTCAGGCGGGTGCCTGGTTGCTGCTCGAGGAGTTCTATCAAAGAGAGTTTCCGGACGCGTTCGGCGTGCTCCGCAGGATCGATGCGCTGGCGGTCGACAGCGGCTACCGGACCAACCAGGTACTGGAGTGGTGTCGTCGTCACCCTAATGCTTACGCGATCAAAGGTATGCCTGGTCGCGGGGTTCCGGCGATCGGTCAGCCACAACGGAAGTCGGTAACCCGGCGCGGCAAGCGCAAGCGCTTTGGGTCGACCATGTCGTGGTCTGTGGGGACGTGGTCACTGAAAGCGGAGCTCTATGGCAATCTGCACAAGACCGGGCTCAGATCCGGTGAAGCAGTCGATCCGCCAGGGTACTGCCACTTCCACGGGGAGCTGGGCGAGGAGTATTTCCAGCAGCTGACGGCGGAATATTTCACGCAGAAGCTGGTGAAAGGAAAGCTGCACGAGGAGTGGGCGCAGCGGCGCGAACATAACCACTTCCTGGACTGCCGGATCTACGCAATGGCCATGGCAGAGCATCTGGGCCTTTCGCGGATGTCGAAGGACCAGTGGGCGGAGCTCCGGGCGAGACTTGAGCCAGAAACGCCCGTCGATCTCTTGTCTGCCGTGTCACATGCGGTGGCGCTGGCCAAGCCTACAGCGAAGGCTTCGCAACCGACGCATAAGGCTGCTGAGCCGGCAGCCGCACAAGAACCGGCTCCGAACAGGTGGAAGAAGCGCAGATGACGGAAAAAGTAGGGGTGAGGCTCGTCGCCAAGAGCAGCCAGCACCCGAACTCCGTCTCGGAGCCTGTTGCTGCTCGTGCCGGTTATCTGCGCGACAGCCAATCAGGTGTCATCCGGGCGCGGCCGGCATCTTTGAAGGAGCATCGCGACGAGGTTCGCCGGGTCTGGTGGCGCGCTTCGGGCCTTGCCATGGACATGCTGCAGAATTCGGGGCGGTTGAAGGGTGTTGCCGATCAGATCATCGCCGATACCATTGGTGTGGAGCTGACTCTCAATCCTCAGCCTGACCTCGCCAGCCTCAGTTATTCTGAAAAGGAAGCCACGGATTGGGTGCGCCTGGTCAAGAGCCGCTTCAAGGTTTGGGCCTGGAACCCGTGGGAATGCGACTTCCGCGGCAAGTTCACCATTCCGCAGATGACCGACATCGGGATCCGGAACTGGCTGGCTTTCGGAGAGAGCCTCGGGATGGTGGATTTTATGTCGCGCGCGGACCGGTCCCGATACGGCATCAAGACGGGAACGAAATTCCTGCTGCTCTCACCGGCGAACCTGGTGCAGGAGACAAACGAGTACTTGCGGCTATTCCAGGGGGTGGGCCACGATCTGAACGGGCGTCCGGCCTTCTACAGGTTCAAGCAAAAGGTGTCAGGCATCGAGCGCACGTCCGACTATCCGGTGCGCGATGCCGATGGTCGCCAGCTGATTATGCACGCGTTCGATCCGTTATCCGCCAATGATGTCCGGGGCATCACGCCCCTCGCATCGACCTTCCGCAAGTATCTGATGGCGGAAAACCTCGACGACGCGACAGCGCAGATGGCGCACCTTCAGACGCTCTACGCGATTGTGCTGACGAGCGAGAGGCCGTCAGCGGAAGCGTTTGAGGCTTTCGAGGCGCTGGAGCAAGCAGGCGGCAAGGGCGCTGACAAGATCGCAAAGGACTTTGTCGACTATTACAAGGCTCAGCTCGACCGAGCGGCAGAGGCGGAAATCCGAATCGGATCGGGTGCCGGTATCTCTCAGCTCGCCCCAGGCGAGAAGCTAGGTTTCGAGACGACAGGCGTTCCCGGCAAAGACTACCTGCCGTTCTCGGCATCGTTGCACCGGGAGACGGCGCGCGCACTAGGTGTCACCTATGGCGGCTATACCCTGGATCACACTGCCGCCACCTATGCCTCGACGATGATGGAAAATGCGACAGTTCATCCTATCGCGACCCGCCGTACCGACCGCATCGCCTCACCGCACGTGCTTGTACCCTTCGCAAGCTGGCTCGATGAAGAAATCAGCACAGAGAGAATTCCCTTCAAAGGAGGGATCGGGGCTTATGAGGCAAACCGGGACGCGGTGCTCTGGGCGCTTTGCCTCGGTCCGTCGAAACCGACAGCCGACGATGAGAAAGCTGCGAAGGCTGCGACGGAGCGCCTCCTGAACGGCTCTAGTTCAATTGACGTGGAAGCTTCGGCCAACGGTCAGGACGCCGAGGAGGTCTTCGAGCGCAACATGTATTGGCATAAGCGATACACGGAGGCGGGGATGCCATCGCCATTTGCTCGGAAGACTGGAAGCGATCCGGCCAGCCGCGAGCAAACCAAACCCGCCAGCCCGGCAACTGTCAAACAGTAGGGATGTTCGATGGTAAACATGGTCAAGATCGCTGGCATGTCCATCGATGCCGATGATCCGTGCCAGATGCGGGCAGCGCTCGAGGTGGCCCGCGGGAAGCTCGCGCTCGGAGAAAACGTCGAAGAGATCTCGATCCAGTCACCCACTACCCGGGAGACGGTGCGTTTCTCGCCCGCCAATCGCGCCGCCCTTGAAGCCGAAATTCAGCGCTACGACCGCCTTTGTCGCCAAAAAAATGGTGACTGCGTCCACGGTCGCCGTTGGACCTTCAAGTACTGAGGAAAAGCTATGAGCTTTGCTTTCGCGCAGGTGTCGCAGAGGATCTTCGACACTCCGCTGATGTATGACGAGCGGAAGGCGGAAACCTTTGTCCGGGCTCTTGGTCCGAGGGTGACTGGTGGTGAAATCTTCCTCGCCAATGGTGCCGGGGGTGTCGACCATACCGCTTTCGAGCATGGTCGCCCATCGGCCGGCAAGGTCGGCAACCGCATGACGCGGTATTTTCAGAAGGCGGAGCGTCTGCCGTTCGACGTCGTTGATAATGTCGCGATCATCCCCGTCGAAGGGACGCTGATCCATAAAGGCGCCTGGATCGGTTCCTCGTCGGGAGAGACGTCCTACCAAGGCCTCATGACGCAGGTCGAGATTGCCCGCCGGTCAGCCAGCATCAAAGGCGTGGTCTTTGAAGTCGACAGCTATGGTGGCGAGGTCAACGGTGGCTTCGAAGCTGCAGCCGCGATTCACCAGCTCTCGAAGGAGAAGCCGACGATTTCGATCCTGACGGATTACGCCTACTCAGCCGGATATCTGCTCGCCAGCCAGGCGCGGCAGGTCATCATGCCAGAGTTTGGCGGTGCAGGCTCGATTGGCGTGATCATGCTGCATGCCGATTATTCCCGTCACTTTGAGCAGGAAGGTGTGAAGGTCACCATCATCCGGGCCGGCAAGCATAAGGCCGATGGCAATCCTTACGAAGTCCTGTCTGACCGGGTAGCCGAGAAGTGGCAGGCGCAGGTCGAGGTTATGCGCGATAGATTTGCCGAAACTGTCGCTCGTGGTCGCAACCGCCGGATCAGCAAGGCAAAGGCGCTGTCGACGGAAGCCGATGCCTTCGATGCCAAAGACAGTCTCGCGCTCGGGCTCGCGGACGCAGTCGCCGACCCGATCGAGGCGTTCGAAGCCTTCATCAAGGAAACCAACCGGAGCTGACGATGAGCAGACTTCTGACCGCAATCCGGGCTGCCGTGCAGCCGGGAGCGATAACCGATTCTCTGGAACCCGGAGATGAGCCGGGCGCGGAAGCGTCCATAGCAGCAACGCCGCCCGCACGGGCGGACATGAACGAGGAGGGGCAGATGCCCGACACTCAGCCTACGCCCGGTGCAGAGAACGCAGGTGCCGGTAATGACGAAGCGGTCGCTCGCGCGGCTGCCGAGGGCAAAACTGCTGGCGCCAAGGCCGCCAACGAACGGATGGGCGCCATCCTTGGCGCTGAAGGCATCAAAGGCGATGGCAAGCGCATGAGCGCGTCCCTCGACCTCGCTCTGGCCTCCACAGACATGGCGGCTGATGCTGTCGTTGCCTTTGTCACTTCTAACGTTGCGGCTGCCGCTGACACAAAGCCAGGGGCGCAGCAGACGTACGAGGAGCGCCGGCTTTCCGCGCGTGCTCTCGCACAACCCGACACGTCAGCAACAGCAAGCGAAGGCGGAAACGGTGTCGGCCGTCTGACCGCGCTCGCCACCAAGGAAACGGGAGGCCGCTAAAATGGCAAGCTCTTCACTTAATAATGCAATTCCCGGGCCGGATGATCTCCATTCGGGCCTCATCCGGACGATGCCTGTGACCCTTGCTGCGGGTAGCTACGAGCGCGGAGAAGTCCTCGGCCTTGTTGGCAATGTCTACGGCAAGCTCTCGGTGGAGAATGCGGTCGCTCGCGCTGTGATGCCGTTCGACCATGTCCAGGCCGCCAACGGTCTTCTCGCCGTCTACGTTGAAGGCGACTTCAATGAGGACGTCTTGAAGATAGGGGCTGCCACTCTCGCCACTGTCAAGACCCAGCTTCGGGAGGTCGGTATCCACGCTCGCAAGTGGGGCGCGGCCTCTTAACCCGTCAGATCGGAGACTGAACTCATGGAAGTCATGTACGATACTGCCGATCTGGTCGGCGTCATTCAGACGCGTCAGGTCGCGCCAACCTTCTTTCTAGACCGGTATTTTAGGGCATCGCCCTTTTACTCGGTCTACGAGCACATCGTTTTCGACGAGGTTCTCGAAGGTCTGCCTGTCATGGCGCCCTTCGTCTCGCCAGTGGTGCAGGCAAAGCCGCAGAAGCGGTCTGGCTTCCAGGCGAAGATCTTCACGCCCGCATACGTGAAGCCGAAGCACTTCATCAAGCCCGGCGACTTTGTTCGCCGGCTGGCCGGAGAAGGCTTGCTTGGCGAGCTCAGCCAGCAAGACCGAATGGATCGCGAGGTCATCCGGCTCCTTGAAGTCCAAAAGCGCCAGATTCACGCCCGGTGGGAGTGGATGGCCGCCAAGGCTGTCATCGACGGCAAAGTCACCATCTCCGGTGAGGATTATCCCGCTGTCGAGGTGGATTTCGGGCGCGATGACGACAACGACATCATCGTCTCGGGCACTGGAAATGTCTGGTCCAATACCGCCGCGGACATCAGCGGAATGCTGGAGGACTGGTCGGATCAGTTGCTGGAAGTGACTGGTTACGCAGGCACCGATATTGTCATGGCGCCTGAGATTTGGAAGCACTTCCGCAAGAATGCCGGCGTCCTCAAGGATGCCGAGCTTCGTCGCGGCATCAGCAACGTTCCTGACCTGCAGCCGCAGATCGCCCAGCAGAATGCCCGCTTTGTCGGCAAGTGGGGTGAGTTTTCGCTCTACGTCTATGCCGGCCGCTTCAAAGACCAGGACGGAACCATCAGCCGCGCCCTGGCTGCGACCGACATCATCATGACGGCTGCACCCTCGGAGGCCGATGGAACGGGTGGCGTAGAAGGCATCCGCGCCTTCGGTGCCATCCAGGACAAGAAGGCCGGTCTGCAGCCGATCGATATCTTCCCGAAGACATGGGAAGAGGACGATCCGTCGGGCGAGCAGATCATGTCGCAGTCGGCGCCCCTGATGATCCCGGGACGTCCGAACGCAGTCATCAAGGCGAAGGTGGTTTGATATGGGCGAGATGGCAAAGAAGAAGCTGTTTACCTCAAAGGGTGTGATCCTCTCCGGGCACGAGTTGCCCGATGATCTACCAGCAAAAGAGCTCGACGCAATCCGTGCCGCCGGTGGGCTGGAAGATCAGCGGTCGTCGGCAAAGCGCGGCAAATCGAGCCGCTCGACAAAGGGTGGCAAGTCGGCGGACGCGAAAGCTGATGAGCTCGCTGCAGCCGAGGCGGCGGTGGAGGCAGCGAGGGCCAAGATCGAAGCCGCCGGCAATGATCTTGCAAAGAAGGCCGAGGCGGAGCGCGAACTCTCTGACGCCGAAGCCGAGCTCGCGCAACTGGAAAGCTGATCCGTTGGACTTCGACACGGCAAGATCGGCGCTCGCGGGATTGACCCGCGAGCGTTTCGGAGAGCGCGTTACCATCACGCCTATGAAAAAGGCCGGCAAGATGGCGTCCGGCGGGCAGGATCCTGATCGCGTCGTACTCGAAGACGTTCCCGCTCGATTTGACGTCGGCGTAGATCTGGAGCAGGTCGGCGGCGGCCGGGAGCGAGACGGTGCAGCTCACGCCATGAGCGAAACAGCATCGATCTCGATCGAGCGCGCGGTTCTGGCCTGGCCTCTGCAGCAGGGAGACCTTGTCACCAGGCTCGATCCAATCACTGCAGAGATCGAGGACTACCGGATCTCGCGCTTCGGCGAGGCCTATTTTGCGGTCGTACTTGCCTATCTTTCGAGGGTCTGAACATGGGTGTCATCCGCCAGCTCATCCAGATCGCCATGGTCGAGGCCGTTCGCGGCAAGACCCTTGCTGGGGATGACGTATTCGACAGCCGGATAGATTCCTTGCCAGCGCTCCTTAAGGATAGCCGCCGGCCGATGCTGATCTTCTCGGTCGAGGAGAGCAAGCAGGATGAGGACGGCTCGTCGGAGAAGGGGTTTTTCGGCCGGCGATCTGAACTGCAGGTTTTGGTGCAGGCAGCAGTTGCCTCAGTTCGCGAGGTGCGTGACGGCAATGATGTCGTAATGCTGCCAAGTGTCGGTGAGAGCGATGCTGGTTTCGAAGCTACCTTGAACATGCTCGAACGGCAGTGGAAGACCGTCTTGACTGCCCATGAAAGTCCGTGGGCGAACGTGTTTCGGGGCTTGGTCAACTGCGTTGGTAAGATTTCTGATGCGCGGGCGGTTGACCCCGAGACTGGCCGCAAACATGCCTCCAGATACACACAGGTGGCCCTCGACGTTATCGATGAGCCGCTTCCGGGTGATCCCACCCCGGAGGTGGTCGAACTCGGTCTCGCGCTTCTCGAGGCGGACGGAGATGCGGGCTATGCGGAAATCGCCGGGTTATACCGATCGATGCTGAACCATGGCAACGCCTGGCCTGACTGGCGGAAGATCCAGTCCAGTCTGTTCATGTCCCGAGATCAGATGGCAGCCTTGGGTCTTGGCCCCTTGAGCATCGATGATCTGGTGGACTTCGATGAGGTGAGGCTGTCGGTCTCGGGCGTCTCAGATGTGGTTATGAAAGATGATTCGTGAGTTCATCGCGTTGAGCGCTGACGTCGAGGCGCTGAAGAACGCCTTCGGGCGCATCGTAAAGGTGGGTCCAGTTGAGCAGGTCGATGCCGAGAGAGGTTATCGTCTCAGGTTGGGCGAGAATGCCAATGGTAAGCCGTTCCTCTCTCCTTGGTACCCGCACCCCGAAAGCGGCAAAACGTCTGTTCCGCTAAAGCCGGGACAGATCGTCGGCGTTATCAATCCCGGTGGTGATCCGCGACAAGGCATCATCATCCGCGGCGGCTATTCCGACGCAAATCCGAGCCCAAACGACGACATGGAAGCCGACGTGTTCGCTGATGCTGGTGTGCGGCTTCAGGTCAAAGACGGTGTGTTGCACATCGACGCGAATTCGAAGGTTGTGGTGAACGCTCCTCAGGTGGAACTGGGTGGCGAGGGCGGCAAGCCCGTCGCAAGGGTCGGTGACATGGTCAATGTCAGTACCGGCTCGTCAGCTGGCCTCTGGCCTATCGTAGAAGGATCGTCGGTCGTGTCGGCGGTCGACTAACCAGGAGAACATCATGAAGAAGGCGATAAACTTGCCAGCACTTGCTGCCGGCGGGCTGGCGGTGGCTGTCCCGACGACTGACGAATATCGCATTCGCCCCGGCACAGCCTGGGTCAATGGCAAGAAGGTGGGAGCGGAGAAGACCATAGTTCTGACGCCGGGCGAGGCGGCATATGATCTTAGTTTAGACCGGATTTCGCTTGTCTCCCAGCCTCTGCCAGAGAGGTGGGCAAAGGTTGACGCCGATGGCAGGAGTTGATCGGCGAAGCGGGGCAATCATTAGCAATTACGATGCAGCCCTTCAGGCGGTCGTTTTTATCCTGTCAACGCGGCTTTCGTCCGTGGTGCTCCTTCGTGAATTTGGCGGAGGCGTGGTCGAACTTCTGGGGCGCAAGCTTACCCTTTCGCTGTTTTCCGCATGGCAGCAGCTGATTGCTACGGCAATCGATCTCTGGGAGCCTCGGTTTGCCGTTCGTCGGGTTACGCCTACAGGTACCATCGACGATATCCGGCTTGGGTATGCAGGCTTGATCATTGAAGCCGATTTCAGACCTCGTGGCCATTTCGGCGATTTTACCGTCGAGCGCGTCGTCTCCTTCCGGCTCAACTTCAACGGCGGATTAAGGGCGGTGGCAGCATGACGATCTACTATGCGCCGACCGCAATTGATCTTTCACGGCTTCCTGCGCCTCAGGCTATCGAGGCGTTGTCGACGGCGGGCCTTCTGCAGGATTTCATTTCCCGTTTCCTCGTGTTCTGGGATGAGCAGCGGCTTGTTGATCCGACACTGCCGGCTTTCGATGAACAAGGGTTGCAAACCAACCCTGCGATTATCACCGGCCGGGCTTGGACCTACCTTCGTCTTCTCGATCGCCAGCGGGTCAATGACGGGCTGAGGGCGCTTCTGGCTCCCTTGGCAACTGGTCCTAACCTCGACGTTATCGCCGCCAGCCGCAATATCGTGCGCATCACGATCATCCCCGCGTCTGCCAACGCGCCTGCGGTCCTGGAGTCCGACGCTAATCTGCTAGGGCGATATCTGCGCAGCTTCGACAAGGCGGCCGCAGGATCGGCCGACCGATACCTTTATGAAGCTTGGCGCATCTGGCCTCAGAACAACGATCGGAGCCTCGGACTATGGGATGCCAAGGTTAACGCCTTCGACGTTCATGGTAGGCGCGGTGATATCGACATTGTCATTATCGGGCCTTTCGGCAGGACGCCGAGTGATGAGGAGCGCCTGCTCGTGCGCTCTGCGGTCACGGCTCCCCACGTAAAGCCGAATGCAACTTCGGTTGCCGTTCTTGCCGCCAATCGGGCGGAATACGCCATCAACCTGGTAGTCGAGGTTCCCCCTGGGCCTGACCCTGGGTTTATTGTTTCTGAAGCTGTTTCACGCGTCCGAGCTGCAGCGACAGAGCGGACGCTGATTGGTGGAGAGATCCCGCCGCTGCTTCTTTCTGGAGCAGCCTTTGGCCCCTCGGTAATCAAGGTTCGAGATCTCGCCCCTGTGGCGATCGCTCCCGACCCTTATGCCGTGCCGGTGCTCACAAGTCTAAAGATCGAGCCTGAGGTGCGAGCATGAGTGCTGTCGGCGATCTGCTACCGCCCGGCTCGGCAGGCGAATGGGAGCATGCAGTTGCTGCCGGCATGTCCGACGAGCTGCCGGTTCCATATGCGGTTCTGATGAACCCCTACCAGGCGCCGGCTTCTTTCCTCCCTTGGCTGGCGGCACACCATTCGGTCGACCTCTGGTATGAGGATTGGCCGGAAGAACAAAAGCGAGAGATGATCGCTCAGTATGCCGGCGTCTCCACCCGTCATCCAGGCGAAAGCCTCCCCGAGCTGAAGGGCACTCATGAGGGTGCGCTGCGCTTCCTGTCGTTCGTGGATGCCGAAGTCTTTGACAGTGTGTCCTATCCGGCACGCTTCGTCCTCGGCCGCTCGTCGCCCAGCTTCACGCCGCTTAACCATCCGGCCTTCAAGGCCCGCTGGTTAATCAAGGTTCTCCTGAAGAGGCCGGTCAACGCTTTCGTGCTGGGCCGGTCGGCGCTGGGCTTAGGTGCGCTGCGACCTGTCGATCTGACGCCCATCCGGCGAGCAAAGGAAGCCCTTCGCGTCGCGAAGGCTCCTGAGACTGAATACCTCGTTTCATTCGCTTGGCGCCGGCAGGCGACCTTTGGCGACAACATCCCCTTTGGAGAAGCCCTGCCGTTTGGCGGCTTCATACAGCGCAACACCCTGTGAGGCCTTGATGGACATCACCAACTTCGACACTGCCGAGATCGTGGAGCCGACCGACCTCACCGCAATCGGTATATCTGCTCGCGATGCATTTGATCGGCTCTTCAGTGGTGCTCTCGGCTGGCCGGCTCATTGGTCTCATATCACCGTTGCCAAGGCATCAGCCGATATCGTCACCTTGACGCCTGGTGAGTATCACGCTGGCGATGTGGTCTACTCCTCCAAACATACGCTGACTCTCAATCTGCAGAGCTACAAGCCTCAGGTGGCATCCGATGAGCGTTGGATTGCGCTTATCCTGCGCGGAGCAGAGGCTACCCTCAATGCAACGCGGGCCTTCGAGACCAGCGAAGAGCCGCTGACCGAGAGTATCCCGGTCAATCAATCGACACCGAAGACGATCACCCGACAAATGTCGGTTATTCCGCAGACGGGTGCCATTATGGTTGCGCCTGCCCAGCAGCCGGTCCCGAATGAGAACGACTGCTGTGTTGCCTTCGTCCGCTTGCGAAGCGCAGGGATAGAGGAGATCGTTCCGAACGAGGCGGCGCGGGTCAAGACGGTCTACGAGATCGATCAGCGCCTGACGGAGGTCGAGACCGCGATAAATGTTGTGGTCGAGCTGACAGAGAGCCTGCAGACGGACGTCGCAAACCTTGCTGCCAAGTTCGACGAGATCCCGGACGCCCAGCTGTTCAGGCAGATCACGCGCGACGTCGCGATCGCGCGGCAGCTCCTCAACTTCCCTGATGAGGCTCGCAACTACTACTACGACGACGGTCTGCTGCGGGATGCGTTCTGGGACCCGACCTATCCTCAGGCCGACTATCGCGTGAACGAAGGCATTCGCTTCCCTTACGCTATCCAACGTGAGACGCAGCTTCGCCTTCTTAACCCGGCGGCTTCCGACATCAGCCTGTGGGACAACACGCTGCTGATGCCGGCGTATACTGAACGTCTGCGGATCGAGAACCCGCAGGGCAAGTTGAAGAAGGACATCTCCAACGTCGTGCACACAGTACGCACGGCCGTCCAGCACACCGTTGCTCACACCCGACTTCGTTATGGCGAGACCATCACTGTATGTGAGAACGCCGCAGGCTGGGGGCAGGTGGCCGATCGCAAGGCTAACGAGATCTTCAACGTCGGTGGCGGTCAGTGGGTAAGTAAGGGGCAGACGGATAATCCGTGGAACAATGATCCACGGTCGAACGGTGGGCACAAAGAGTACGCCGCCCAGCGCGTCATCCAGGACACCTATCTTGCGACCTATACATCGTACAACACTGAGGAGTTCGGCCTCTCCGGTGCGGTCTATGGGCAGACCTTCGTTTGCTCGCAGGTCATGGTGGCGACGTCGCTAGAGTTATACTTCACCCGTGTAGGCTCGGAAGGAGATGTTCTCCTGTGCCTGGCTGAGGCTCATCCGAACGGGACTCCGAACTTTGACAAGGTCATTGTCAAGACGAACAAGGTGCAGGCGGATCTCAAGCTCAACCAGTGGAACAAGTTCACCTTCCGCCCCACTCTCCTAGAGCAGGGCAAGCGCTATTCGTTCTTTACCGTCACGACTGGTAACCACCAGCTGGCAGCAACGGATGATAATGCTTTCCAGGGCGGGACGATGTTCCTCTGCACCGACGGCGTTTGGGCGCAGGGTGACGTGAAGCAGGATCTTTCGTTCCGGCTGAATGCCGCTCGCTTTGCAGCCTCTCGTACTGTCATCCCCATGGAAAACCTGCAGCTGACCGGCGGCATGTCGGAGCTGGAGATGGTCTACCAGGGCTGGTCTCCGGACTTCACCAACGTGATTTTTGAAGTGAAGCCAGAGGGCATGCCGGAATGGGTGCCGATGGATGCACGGGTGCCAAATCCCTTGGCGACATTGCCCGCGAACGTGCAGCTCAGGGCGGTGTTTATCGGGACCGAGGATGTCGCACCGTCGATCATTCTCGACACCAAAGCAATCACCCGCACGGGACGGATGAAGCATAACCAGAAGGCAATCTCGAAGCAGATCCCGCTCGGCTTCACCACGAACGAGTTTGAGGTGATCATGAACGTCGATGCCTACGACGCGGCTCACCACGGCTTTGACATCAAGCTCATTATCGGCGGGGTCGAGATCGCCCCCTTGTCTGAAAACGAGAAGGTGGACCCGGTCAAGCCCACCAGGAGCACGATCACCTCGAAGTTCCAGCTGGGTGCTCCAGCCGGCGCCTTCCGTGTTGTTGCTCTCGGCATAACCGACAGCAACGTCAATGTGCCGTTCATTCAGGACATCCAGATCAACGCTTACTGAGGAAGGGCAGATGGAGACTTACGAACATGACCAAAAGTATCTGTTCCGGGTCCGCTTCGTGGCGTGGCTCGGTTCATTCAAGTACCTGCCGCGCGACGAGCATCGCGCGCCGGGATCTACCCTCAACAGACTGATTGCGGAGAACGGGGATAATGTCATCGCTTCTGCCGAGCCCATCTAACGGCTACGCCGTCACGATCAACTTCGATATCAGCGCGGCTGTTTGGAATGCGGCATTGCCGCACCTTGCCGGCCGCATTGATGTCCTTGAGGAGATCGTTGCGCAGGGTTATTCGGCAGCGCAAGAAGCCGGCACGGCGATGGCGGAGGCAATCATCCGTGACTCTGTCGCGCCTCAGATCGCTGACGTCAACGCAACGATCGTCGATTTTGAGACCCGTTTATCGGTTGCACAAGATCAGCTTGCTGCCCTTCAGAACGGCGGCGTTGAGGCCGTCAACGTTCCTCTTGCGCCATACGGTATGTTTGCGCCGGGAACCGACGCGCAGGAAGCATTTGGCCAGATCAGCGATAGGCTCGATCAGACGGAAACGTCGTTTTCAACGGCTTTGCAGTTGGTCAACCAGACCCTTGCGGAAGGCAAGCTTGACAAGGTCGACAAGGATGGCGGCGCCATTGCGCGCTCCATCAACGCCAACCTTGTTCTGACATCGAACGATAAGCGGGTTCAGGCCATCACAGCGACGGCCTTTAATCTTTTTGTCACTCTTCCCGATGCGATGACGATGGTGCTTGGTGGCCCGAAGTTTATCCTTCGGAATGCCGGCTCGCGCGTGTTTCGCATCAAGGATGCAAGCGGCAAGTGGATCGCGACAGTAAAGGGCGGCGCTTCCGTCTATCTTTCGCTTGAAGCGAATGCCAACGCGGCCGGGCAATGGGGCGTCTTCGCTGACGGCGGAATGCCAGAATATTTCGCCTATCCGCCTATCCACGTCGGCCAATGGGGCGGTTCTTCGGGTATTGCACATATTGATTTCTACGAACCCGGAAAACTTATTGGTATCGAGAGAACGGGATCCCAATCCTCTAACCACGCTATTATCGGTTTGGAATATCGAGATGGGGCAATTCGCAAAAAGGCCGGTGGAACAAGTGGACAATACACCCACAGCGTACAATCCCCTGTCAGGGTACTAAATCATAACGGCCAGAAGTATTTCCATTGGATTTACCGTGATAGCGCCGGTAACCAGAGTTTGGAATATGCTTATCTAGCGTCATTCGACGCGAATGGTAATCCAAGGTTTGTTGCGTCCGGAGGCGCCTTGCTCAATGGTCAGTCCCGAACGATGAACATTGAAAGCTTCTACTTCATCAATCAATTCCCCGGAATGTTGGTGGCGTTCTATAATTCATCTACCACCTTTTATATTTACCATCACTCGTTCGGGGCTACTTCGTATCAACTGACATTACCGGATAACTCATCATCGGTGATCGCGCTGGCTCGGCGGAAAGATCGGGAAGCACTGATCTTGCGGTCTGGCGTCACTTCCGGATCGATAGACCCTAAATTGCAAAGGATTGTATGGGCATCGGATACCGCCGCACCAACGGTCGCGGGGTCGCTTTCAATTCATCCCGTTGCGGATAGTGGAGCATCGAGCGGAGGGGTTTTAAACGGCGGTGCAATATGCTGCCTTAGTGATGATCGTTGCGTAGTCGTCTACGGGTCAAGTTCGAACCACAATGCTAACTTGGGAAAGATGATGAAGCTTATCAGCTTCACGTCTGGCGCTCCGAATGGCATCGTAACTCAGACCATTGACCTTTGGTCAGAATACGGGATCACCTTTGATAACGTCGTCAATCTGGAAAAGATCAACGCCAGAACTGCTCTACTTACGGCGGCTGCGCAGTCTAGCCAGCATTCTAGGGCGTATATTCTTCGTTTCTCGGCGGACGGAGCGACGCTGGAGAAGGTGACGCCTATCACCGAATTGATGGGCGAAGGGATGAGGTTGCGAGGCCAGCAAACCTATCCGGGTTATACAATAGCCCCTGCCACGGAAACAAAACCGACGACAGTGTTCTTTGAAGTTGAGGATATCACCGTCACCGTCACATCCGGGTACGAAACCATCCACGCCGTGGAGATCCTAGAATGACGTTCATCACCAGAAACGAAGATGGCCTTGTTCTCTACGGCTCCGGATATTCCCTAACCGACTTCGGCGTCATCGACTTTGAAGGCATTCAGGTTGACGCCTCAGTTACCGAAGAAACGGCCACGCTTCACGAAGGGGAATTGCCGGATGGCGTTTCCCTTCGATGGAGCCGGTTTATCGACGGAGAGTTTGAGGATGTCCCTCGGCCGCCGCCTAATTCGCCCTTACCCTCCGAAGTGGATGCCGAACGGGACCGCCGGATCGCCGCCGGATTCGTATTCAGAGGCGTTCGCTTTCAGTCGAGGCCAGAAGACAGAGAAAACATGGCAGGGGCCTCCCTCGCGGCGCTTGCTGCTATGACTGCCGGGGCGCAGCCTGGCGACCTCCGCTGGCATGGTGGTTCAAGCGACTTCGTCTGGATCGCAGAGGATAATTCGCTCCATCCCATGGACGCGCAAACCATGTTTGCCTTCGGACAAACCGCGATGGCGCACAAGCAAGCGATGATCTTTGCCGCCAGATCCATAAAGGACATGGAGCCGGTTCCGGCGGACTATACCGATGACGGGTATTGGCCGTGATATCGGACGGTTGCACCCATTGGTTTGATGGGACGTGGCGGCACTGTTGCGAGGCGCATGACCAGGCTTATTTCGATGGTCTCGTGTCGCTGCAATCTCACCTCGATCTCGGTATCTGTGTCGCTCAAACCAGCGGCGGACCTATCATGGGTGCGCTGATGGCATTGGCGACCGCGCTGTGGTGGATCTTCCGGCACTCGCAGAGGACACGATAGCTTCCTCAACGCATCTGCAGCTCGCTTCTTGGCGGGCTTTCTTCAGCCTGGTTCATCGCCGGGCCGCTGCCCCATTGGCCCTTGGGCAAGGCTCTATCCTTACATCAGGAGCATGACATGACCGCACCCGTTTTCGGTATGCAGTTCTTCCGTCCGACGACCGAGACCGTACCGGCTCTCGGGGCAGACTTCTCTAAAGTTCTGGCGATCGAGACATCGGCCAATGCCTCCAATGCTGAAATCCCGCTGGATACAGCGGTGCGGTCATCTTCCTCCAATCCCGACTTTGTCGCGGCGCTGGGAACGGGCCTTCTGGCGGATATGGTCAGAGGGATGAACGACCAGCTTACCAGCCTCAATGCTGGCATAGATGTGACCGTCTTCCGGGTCGCAGAAGGCGCCAATGCGGCTGCAACGGTCGCCGCCATCGCAGAAGTGGTCAAGTCGATCACCGAGATCCCAAGTGCAGTAAAGGCTACCCCGCGCATCGTGGTCGCAGGCCGTACGGCATGGCGTCCGGATGAGGAAACAGTCAATCCGGTTATTGCCGCGCTTCAGGCAAATCTCGGCAAGATCCTGGCGATTGCGCCGGTTGATGTCGATGATACCAGTGCCCTTGCCGCCATCGATGCCCGTGAAACCATGTCCTCTGAACGTCTCATTCCAATAGGTATCGCGGCGCGGGTTTGGGAGGGGGCGTCTGTCGTGACACGCCCGATGGCGCCAAGGGTCGCCGGGCTGATCATGCGGGTGGATAATGAGGGTGACGGTCTTCCGTTCAACCCCTTCGCCAATCAGCCGATCTATGGTCTCGCCGGTCTGTCGCGCAAGATCCCGTTTTCGCTCCTGGATGGTTCGACGGAAGGGCAGCAAATGCTGGCGAGCAATGTGTCCATCGTCGTGGAGGGCGAAACAGGCGTCGATGGCGCGGTCGCCGATGGCGGCTACGTGTTCATCGGAACGGATAATGCGATGACGGGTGAGCTCTGGGAGCAGATCCACCAGGTTCGCGGTACGGACTACATCGTGTCACAGATCATGGGGATCACCCGGCAGTTCCTTGGCAAGAACAAGGTGACCGCCGATATGGCGGAAGCCTGGATCAACTCGATTGCCTATGCGCTGCGTGACCATAAAGCCGCAGATCGCATCCTTGGGTACACGCCGAAGAGCGAGATGTTCAAGGCCAGCCAGAACAGCCCGGAGGACATCCGGTTGGGCATCCTGAAGCTCGATATCGGGATCGAACCTGCTCCGGTGTTCAAGCGCGCTGACCACACCATCCGCCGCTACAGGCCCGCCGTCGAGGGGCTGGTGCAGGAGATCGTGGCGCGCCTCGATCAGACTGCCTGATCGCTTACCGAACACCGCGGCTTACGTGCGCCACGGTCAGGCGTGCGCTCTCACTTCGTCATCCTCCTTGAAAGGTCACCTCCATGGCTAAGCCATTTCTCATTCTAGAAGACGTCGATGCGCGCAAGGCGGAGGTCGCTGGTTCCAGCCGCGCCACCACACTAGCCCGGTTCGTCATCCCGCCAATCCGTTTCAAGACAACCACGCGCACTGCGGGTGGCGGCGTGCTTGACATCGACTATCACCAGAACCGGCTACAGCCGATCGAACCTGCCGCCATTGTCCATGGCTTCGATGAGGATCTCCTGCCGGGGGTAAAAGAGCGGTGGACGCTGGCGGGCGCCCTGCGAAACCGCAAGACGGGAAAGCATGTCCCGGTACGCTGCGAGGTTGAAGGGGTTTGGGTCGAGTGGACGCCTGATGAGGCGGATCCGGCGCAGTTCAACGGCTGCAACAGCCTGATGAAAGAAGTCACACACTTCGAGCTGACAATCGATGGCAAGGAGTGGTGGTATGTGGATGAAGATGAGCGTGAGATCCGGCGGATGGGCGTCAGCCTGAAGTCGGGCGCTCGTGCTGCACTTGGTGCGTGAGGTCTTCCATGCAGGATCTTGATTTTTCGGAGTTCGAGCCGGTGCGCGCATCCGGCTCTACAGCAGAAGACCGTGCGCTAAATCTGACGATCTCGCTTGCGGATCCTGCTCGTGGTGTCAAGCGGTACACGCTTCTGGCGCCACTGACGGTCGACGGCAAGCTTCTGGACGAGGTGGTCTTGCGACACCCGACCCAAGGCGAGCTAGATGATTATGCCAATAGCGACATCGAGACCCGGCGCCTGATGCTCGCGCGGCTCACCGGCGTTGATCCGCTCGTGATCAAGGCACTGATCTGGCCCGATAGTCAGGCCCTGCATCAGATGCTGGCCGATATTCTGCCAGATTTTCTCAGGGATTAGTGGAAGATGGGCCAGCTAACCGCAACCATGGTTGTCGATCTGAAGGATCGGACTGGCAACACGACGCAAGCCATCATCGGCAATCTCGACCGCTTGAAGCGGGCGGAGCGGGACCGCATGCTTGCGGAGCGAGGGACGTCGCTCAACCGCGTCCAGCGTGCCCAGGAGCGGGAGATGATCGCTCGCGAGGCAGCCGCAGCGGAAGCTCTGCAGAAGCGCAATGCGTCCATCGCCACCTATGCTGCCCGCGGCGCATTTGTCGCTGGCGCGGCGGCCGTGGCTGCCGGCCGAGCCTATACCAACTTCGCCGACCTGGAACGCCGCGTAAACCGGATCGTCATCAACGCGGACAAGGGGGCAGAAGCGATCCGCCCTGTCATGGCTGACCTGCAGAAGGTTGCCGGTGACACGCATGTGGCTTTCGATGAGGTTGTTGCCGGCTTCGAGACGCTGATCGCCTCGGGCCGTTCTCTTGAAGAAAGCCTGGCCTTCCTGCCTTCCGTTGCGCTGACAGCGCAAGCCTCCGGTGCAGCGATGTCTGATATCGCCCTTTCGGCAGACGCCATGGCTGGATCATTGAAGATCCATTCGGGGGAGATGCAGAAAGCCTTCGACATCCTCGTTGCTGGCGGCAAGGCGGGGAAGTTCGAACTTAAGGATATGTCCCAGTACCTGCCATCACTGCTGCCAGCATTTGCGGCACTAGGCTATGAGGGAACGGAGGGGCTGCAAAAGGTCGTGGCCATGCTGCAGGTGATGCGCAACCAGGCCGGATCTTCATCTGAGGCGGCAACTTATCTCAGCAACGTGCTCAACAAGATGTATTCCGAGGAGACCGCGAAGAAGTTCTCTAAATTCGGCGTCGATCTTCCTAAAGCTCTCGACAAGGCGAAGAAGGAAGGCAAGGACGTCCTCGACGTCTTCCTGGACATGACCGCGATCGCGACAAAAGGGGATCTGTCGAAGCTGACGAGGCTGTTTACCGACTCTGAGATGCAGAAGGGCGTTCGCGCGCTGCTAACACAACGGGACACGCTGCGGCACCTCACTGGTGAGCTTTCAAGAGTCGACGGCACAGCACTGAAGGATTTTAACCAGATTGCCGACGACAGCGCCGCGAAGATCCAGAACCTTGCCAACCTCTGGGACAAGTTCACGACGCAGGTGGGCGCAGGAATAGCGGCGGTGGTTAATCCGGCGTTGGGAGCGGCCACGGACCAGATTGATGATGCAGGTGCCCGCAGGCGCGGCATCGACCAGCTTGGCGGCGCAAAAGAGGCCCTCAAGGACGAGAGCCTCTTCCATCAGACCTATCGGAAGCAGAACCCGGATGCCTGGTACTGGGAGCGGGCAGCTGCCTGGGACGAGGCGCTGGCAAAGCTTGGTCGCGGGGAAATCAAGTCAGTCTTTGAGGAGTTTGACAGGCAGGCGGCGCGCAGCCGAGGTGGAGAACGTACGGGACAGTATCCGAGCCGAGGATCGTATGATCCGACAATGGTGGATGAGGAGCGTCGCAAAAGATCAGAGGCGAACCGGGGACAAATCCCTGTTCCGATTGCCAGACCCACAGATGAGCAACGTCGTCGCGGCCCCATCTCGTCGTACCCCTCGCGTGGCTCGTATGGTGCAGACGTCGCGGATCGCGTTGCAGAATATGATGATGCGCGCCGGCGCCGAGAGGCCGCAGAGATGCACCGTCGGGTTGCCGCCACTCTTGCGCTAGAAGGCGCGCGTGGCGCCCAGTCGCTTGGCCTTGGTGGCTCCACCGACAGGCTGCCTGGCAAGACGGCGGATGATTACGGTGTAACGACAGCTAAGGGCGCTCAGGAGGTGACACTTTCGGGTACTCCGAGCGTGATGGCAACGATCACCAATCCCCCTCCGCGGCCGAACATCAATGTGAAAATGGACGTCGTGATCAATGAGGCGGCAAATGCGGAACAGGTGGCGCAAATGCTCAGCCAGCGCGTTCAGCAGGAGATGAACGGTCTGCATGCGTCGACCAGTGACAGCGGCTTGTAGGTCCGCGTCTTCACCCCCGTAGAGGATTCAAATCATGCTCTACCATCTCGGTCCGGTTGCGATCGACACCAAGCGGCTCTCAGCAAATTCCGTTCGCCGCAGCTCTGCCGGAGCCCTTGTCGCCAAGCCGGTCATGGGTGGGCTACAGCGCAAGGAGAACACCGGAGAGGGAGAGGACGACCTGATGATATCGGGTCAGTTGTTACCTTCAAGGATTGGCGGTCTCACCGAGCTTGAGGTGCTCCATTCGATGCGACGCGCAGGCGCCCGGTTCCCCGTCATGCGCGGCGATGGCATGCGCCCAGGCTGGTTTGCAATCAGGGAGATGAGCGAAGAACATATCGACCTGGAGGGCGACGGCGTAGGCTTTGAGGTCGTCTACTCGGTCACGCTGGAGAGGGCCGATCCTCGGCCGGGCGATGGCCAGGCGGTAATTAGCGCCATTCTGTCGCTGTTCTTTGTGGGAGGCGCACTTTGATGCCTGAGCAATTCACAGTGATGGGTGAGGGACTGACCGTCGAGCTGATCCTGCACCGGATGTATGGAGTCCGGGGACGTTCTCTTGTTGAGGAGACCCTTCGATCGAACCCAGGCCTTGCTGCTCTTGGGCCTTTCCTGCCGCTTGGTACGACATTTACTCCGCCGGATCTTCCGCCACCAACCGCCGTAACAAGGCCGCGCAAGTCGTTGTTCAGGGGATAGGATGATCTGGATCAACAACGTTTTCTACGACCTGAGCCAAAGCCCGACATGGTCGGTGGACTGGGCAGTTGTGATCGACGGCACGGACCGGACGTCCAGCATGCGCCCGTATCTTGTAGACATTAGTGTCATTGACAAGGAAGGAACCGCCAGCGACAGCTGCAACCTCACCTTCGACGATACCGATGGCGAGATCGAGCTCGATATGGAGGGTGCCGGCATAGCTGTCTCTCTCAACGGCGTCGAGGTCTTCGTCGGGACAGTGGAGACTGCCCGCAGTACCGGTTCGCGCGGTGGGGGACGCCTGGTGCCCGTGACAGCAAAGGGCTTTGACACGCGCGGCAAGGCGAAGGAGTTGCAGGCGTTTCACCTGGACGATGCGACGCTGGAGCAGTTCTTAAGCGAGGCTGCCAGAAACGCCGGCTACGAGATCAATGTAGAGGGTAGTCTCGCGGGCATCCGGCGGGACTATTGGTCCGCCGATCACGAAAGCTTTCTCGACCTTGGGGAGAGAATGAAGCGTGAGCTGAATGCTACGTTCAAGCTGCGCGGGAAGCAGGCGGTGCTTGTGCCGCGGGGAGAAGCCTTGCTGCCAACCGTTCGGGGAGTGGTCGGCGCGGGCGGAAACGTCATCAGCTGGGATCTCGCGCCGTTCACTGGCCGTCCAGCCTATACCAGAGCGCAGGCGCGTTTCTTTGACCGGAAGCAGGCGAAGTGGTTGACGGAGGAGGTGGAGATCGATCTCGGCCGGGATGTTCCGGAGGCGATCAACTTCACCCGGATGTCCGTTGCGGATGCTGATCAGGCGAAGCTGAGGGCAGGGGGACGGCGGGGAGAGGCCAAGCGCGAAGCGGGCGGCGGAACCGTCATGCTGGACTTGACGGCGGAGGCGCAGGCAGAAGCGCCGTTTCAGCTGAGCGGCGCTCGAGCCGATATTGATGGCGGCTGGAAGATCGTTGGCGTTACACACAAAGCCAACCGCGCGGGGGGTGGAACCACGCAACTGGAGCTCAAAGAGCCTGGGGCAGGTGTGGGCGAAGATGCTCCATGACTGAAGCGACCTCTTTCCGCACAATAGAGACGTCACCAGCCGCGGACTTAGGATCTGGCAGAAATAGCAAAGACCTGCCGAGGTGAGTTCGGCAGGCCTCTGAGGCAATGCTTCTTGGACCCGAAGCATCTTTACATTGCCAGAACATGGTTAGCGAGTGCTTAACAAAGATGACGTCTCGGACGGTTCCAGCATCAGGTTGCGAGCGAACTGTTCCAGTGCCGAAAGGTCTGATCCAGGGATAAAGAAGACGGGAAGGGTGAGACCGAGAAATATGCCGATCAGCATGAGCATGTTTCTTAACAAGCGCCGCCGCCGCGTCTGATCACCCGCCCAGTCGTAATGCATAGCTTTAGCCCCCAGACTCACTGCTGGGGTATATTGTAAGCCATAGCTTGTGTGTGGCTGCCGGCGAGGGCGCCTGCCTTGAGGGCGATGAACACCGGGATGCCAGCTACCACGATAGCGGCCAGCCAGACGCCTGCAAACTTCATCAAGTACATCCGCCGCGCTTTGGCGGGATCCCATTCATAATACATCGGCGCACCCTCGAAACTTCTTAGGGTTGAAGCATCTTGCGCCCGCCGGAGTCGAGTGCGCCGCAGCAACACTCAAAGATAATGGAGAGATACCATGGCATCCGTGCTCAAGCGCGGCAGCAAAGGCGCTGCTGTGCGCGATCTTCAGCGCCTGCTTTCTGCTGCAGGCTACCCGGTCGGCGTCATTGATGGAGACTTCGGCGGCATTACGGATAAAGCGGTTCGCAGGTTTCAGCACGAGGTTGGTCTGGTTGTTGACGGTAGGGTCGGGCCGCAGACGCTGACCGCTCTCAAGCAGTTCAATCACCCGATTGAGGTTCACCGGCCGGAGCCGGACAAGAGCGCTATGGCAGCGCCCGCGCCTGCGACCGATGCGGTTCACCCGGCTGGTGCCGCACCGCCACCAAATGCAGCTTCGCTGAAGCTTCTTGAGACTTCGCGCCCGATCAAGGAATTGATCTGGCATTGTGCGGCCACGCCAGAGGGCAAAGACTTCACTGTCGACGATATCCGCGCATGGCATCGCCAGAGGGGTTGGTCGGACGTGGGCTACCATTACATCGTCTACCGCGACGGCCGGATCATGCTTGGTCGACCTGTCGGTCAGACCGGCTCTCATGTGGCCGGCCGAAACACCGGCACTGTCGGCTGTTGCTACATTGGCGGCGTGTCTGCTGACGGCAAGGCGCCGAAGGACACACGCACCCCGGCGCAGAAGTCCTCAATGCTCTGGCTAACGGAGCAACTCATCAAGAAGCACCGCATCCCGAAGGTGACCGGCCACAACGACCACACCAACGCCAAAGCCTGCCCGTCGTTCAAGGTCGGTAGCGATCCTCTCGGCCAGCTCGTCTGAACCCCCACAAGGAACCTTTGAAATGAAGATCACCGTGCTTCTCACAGCTGCGGCGCTTTCGCTCGCCTCCTGCACTACTCTCGACGGCTCGCTCACCAACAGCGTTTCGTCCACCTGCCGAATTGCCAAGACCACCTATGCCGCCTTCGTGGTGGCCTCCACGGCGGGCGAGTGGCCTCAGCGCAACGTCATCCGCGTCGAAGCTGCCTATGACGCTCTCGCTGCTGTCTGTGACGATCCTGACGGCGTCAAGGCGGAGGATCTGCCGCTGATCATCGCCAACGCCTACGCCGATTTCATCAAGGCTACGAGAGACGCTCGTGCCGCAGCAAGGAAGTGAGCTCATGACCCGCCATCCCCTCTCTATCGCACTGCTCTGCCTCATCTCCGTTCTAATGGTGCTTGCCGCTCTGCCGGCACCCGCTCAGGATGTTGGTCCCCTAATCCCCCGCTCATCCGTCTGGTACGACCTCTGGAGCATCGTGCAGCCACTCATAGTGCTGCTCGCGTCCACTGTGGGGCCCGTGCTGGTCACCTGGCTCGCTGCCCGCTTGTTGGCCTTGATGAAGATCAGCGACGAGAAGCAGAGGCTGGAGATTGAGGCGAAGCTTCGCGATGCTCTCCACCAGTCCGCAACGAACGCGCTGAAATTCGCTTTAGCGAAGTCAGGCGTGCCGGCCGGTGCAATAACCGGCGCGATTATGGGCGAGGCCGTTCGCTACGTGGAGGAGAAGAACCCCGATGCGCTGGCAAAGTTTGGCGTTCATCCAGTCGCTCTGCGCGACATCATCCTGAGCAAGGTGCCGGATCTCGTTCGGGCAACACGCTCATAGCAAATGTCTAACGTCGCTTCTTCACCACGTCCTGTAGCACCAGTTGGTCGGGCTCATGGTCAGGATCGTTGGAGGTATTGCAGACCGGGCAGGGAAGGGCGAGGCCACCACAACCACACTCGCGCTCGCCCGCCCAGGGTCGTCGCGGATGGCGCATGCAGACCCACCCGGTCTCCTCGCAGTTGTCGCAGGAGGGTCTGTCGCTCTTAGCCAACGAGGTACATGGCTCCCTTAGCCAGCACCGCCATCGTGACCACTGCCACCACGACGGACGCTAAGAACATTGAAATTAGCCGAGCTGTGTAAGTCCACATGATGATCACCTGCAGCCATCTTGGCTATTGACCTTGTTCTAGGTGAGGGGTCGCAGGTTTCAACAGTATTTTGGCAGTAAGCTATATCGGTAACGTTAGCGACTAACCTTACCCTCATCCTTAAAGGAACCATCATGACTGACGGCTACTCCGGCCCCGGCATCTGGATACGCATCCAACACCGCTTCGGGCCTCGGATGACGGAGTGGTTCATGGCCGCTCACATGTTGCTGTTCGGGACCATCCTTCTCCTCCCGGCGCAGACGTTCAATCAGCCGGCCTGGGTGGCATTTCGCGAAATCTTCCGCTCAGAAGATATCCTCGGTTGGATCATGTTCTGGGTCGGCATCCTTCGCGTCGTCGGCTTGATCATCAACGGTGCGCGAAAGAAAGTCACTCCTCAGATCAGGCAGTTCTCCGCAGGGGTCGGCTGTCTTATCTGGTCAGGCATCACATACGGATTCTACTCCTCCGATGTCGTTTCGACATGGCTCGCTATCTATCCGCTCTTTGCCATCGGCGAGCTGGTCAACATCCACCGTGCGGCGCACGACGAGGGGGAAATCAGGCATGGAACAGCAGCTCGCTAACCTGCCTCTGCCCGCGATGGTTACCTTTGGCGCGGTTCTGGCAGTTATATTCGGCGTTCGTTATCTTGGTTTGTGGCAGGGGCGGCAGGCTTCGCCTTCGGCCACTACCAATACGGCACAGGTTGCCGCAGTGATTGTCGATCCTACTGCCCTCAACAGGGCGACTGACGCGGTTAATGCTCATACAGACGCAACGAAGCGACTGACGGATGCGGTGATTGAGATCAGCCGGCATGTGGACACATTGGGGAACGAGGTGGACCGCATTCGGGAGGAGTTACGCATTCAGCGCGAGATCCGGCGAGATCGTTAGGTTCCGAACCACCTAAAGCTGGGGCAGTTATTTGCCTCCGGTATCCCAAAGACGGAAGTTGATCAGCTCTCATACTGTTTCAGGTAGTCCACCACCCGGTTGATGCCCTCCAGGTCGTCGCCAAAGAAACACATGGCGGAATAGCAGGTGGAGCACAGCAGCCCTCGCTGCACGCCAGTACGATAGTTGTGGTCAGGTATAAGGTGGAAGTGCTTTGTCTCACCTTCGATGGCGTGCTTCACGCCGCAGATGTCGCAACGGTAATTATGCGCCTGCAGTACGTTTTCGAATTCTTCGGGCGAAAGTTTGGGGGCTGCAGCTTCTTTCTTCTGCCGGACAACGCGCTGTCGCTCCTCCTCACGGCGGGCGACCCATTGCCGGTATTTCTCTTTGTACTCCGGCTTCTGCTGGCGTTTCTTTTCGTAATCGTAAACGCACGCCTTGCACTGGCCGCGATAGCCGTCGCGGTAGTTCTTGCCACGGGAGAAGCCACTGAGTGGCTTTGTCTCGCCGCAAGATGAGCAGGTTTTTGTCGCGCCAGATCCGTCCAATGCATCCCCTAGAGCTGAAGACGGCTCACGGATCGTCTCGTGAGCCGCCTCGGAGAGTTTCCTTTTGGCCTCGGGAAACCGACCGCGAACGTACATTGCCGCGCAGGGTTGTCAACGAAGTCTTCAATCCCTGAACAACGTCCGAGGACAATATAATATCTCTAAATTCTAATAAGCCAAGCGTCATTTACCTTAACGGCGAGTTACTAGTTGATTCAATATACCGGTAGGCGTAATGGTTACTGACCCGTAAACGTGCGGGAGTACCAAAGGGAGAGTAATCATGGCCTCGATTCAGGGGATTTATGTTGCGTTGTTCGGCCGTCCTGCCGATCCCGCAGGCCTTGCGTATTTCAATGCCCAGACCCAGTCTGGCCTTAACCTAACTGCTATTGGTGATCTTGCTAGTACGGCAGAATATCAAGACCGTTTTAGCGGTATGACCAATGAACAGATCGTCAACTCCATCTATCAGTCGCTGTTCGAGCGTGACGGAGAAGCTGATGGTATCGAGTTCTTCGTGAGCCGTCTTGAGAACGGCACTTACAACATCAACAACATTGCTATCGCAATTCTTGACGGCGCTCAGGGTGACGACCTTGCTACCGTTAATGCCAAGATTGCTGCTGCAAACCTCTTTACGGAGCATCTTAACCAGCAGAACGAGATCGATGCTTATGCTGGTGAGGCTGCTGCGGAAATCGGACGTGACTTTATCAACGGCGTCAACATGAGCGACGCTGGTACTGAAGCTGAAGCTGACGCTGCTATCTTGCTGCTTCTTGATCAGCAGGGAGGCCAAGGCCCCGGCGGTGATGGTGACGGCAATGGCAATCCTGGCGGTGGCGCAGACACTTCACCGTTCTATACGCTCGCAGCGGCTCTCGCCGAACCGGCCCTGCCTGCCGAATATCGCCTGACGCTTGACCCTGGTAATCCAGAGAACCTAAACACCCTGGACGTTGCAGAGGCTAAAGCAGCAGCCAACATTGTAGCGAACGCCAATAACGGCCTCGATTACTCGAACACCACCGGCTACGACTACGATCTTGAGGATTCTGCTTCAGCGATCCTTGCGGAGAGTGGCACTGCAACGGTACATGATGCTGGTGAGGTAATCGCGCTTGGGACTGGTGCCGGTGTGGCTGATGACCTCGACTTCTCCACCTTCTCTCGGGGTGTTACGATCAATGCACGCTCTGGCGATGACAACGTCAAAGGGTCTGCCTTTGGTGATGTGATCAATGCCGGGGCAGGCAATGACACCATCGATGGAGGTGACGGTCTCGATTATATCAACTTAACTGAACCGGTTGGAACGCCTAACAGCTCCGACAACGACCGTGTCGTTCTTGCTACTTCGAATTCTTCTAAAGACACGATCGTTGGATTTGACATGGCGGACGACTATCTGGTTGTCAGCGATGCTGATGTAACTGCGTCACTTGGAGTCACTATAAACGGTGCCGAGTTTACGACCTATAACGCAGGTCCCTATAACACCACCAACTCTCTGGCCATACTTAATAGTGACGGCGTCGGCATACTGGAGTTCAACTTCAACATGAACGGCGGCGATCTGAGTGCATCGACAGACGGAAGTGAGCTGTTCGACGGTCTCAGCGCACCTGGCGCGCTCACCTCCTTGAACGCCCAGAACGGAGATTGGTCTGGCTTCCTGATCGCTTACCAGAACAACACTGCATACGTATACTTCGCTTCCTCCGCTGACGGAGAGATTACCGCAGATGAGGTTGCTCTGGTGGCTGAAGTTCAGGGGATTGGAGTAGGCGGTCTGTCCCAGACAGAGTTCCTCGTCGCCTAACGTTATTACGTTCGTATTCTGACACCAAGCCCGCCTCCTCACAGGGGCGGGCTTTTTCTTTGTAGGCCGGATAAAGCTGCTGCTCACTGATCATGGGTGCGACACTGGTGCATGATTAATAAACAAGATTTTCCGGTCGACACCGATCCCAGCCTCCGTCCTTATCTTAGACTAGGTGGTATGGCGCATGCATCAGTTTCGTCAATCCTAAAAACGTCACCTTCCTGCTTCTATCACCGAGAGGCCTTTAGTGGAGAAGTCAGTTTAGGAGATCTGGCAGTTCATAAGGGGACCATGTACATCCCGCGCCTTCAAGTACTGGTGAGATAACTCTCAGCACTGCTACCACGCGTGGAGAATCCTCTAGGACCGGCCGGGGAAGATCTTGTCGATCGGCAGACGCTTAACTGGCGCCGGGAGTTTAATGTCGATTGGTCATAGAGCGAGCCGAAGTTCAAACGTCCTTAGCAAGAGATGAGATGATAGGTGAAAAATCAGCTGCGGTGCTATTTGCACGACCTAAACGAAAAGCCCCCGGGGAATACCCCGAGGGCCAACGTTGATAACTGTCGGCTTGAGCCGGCAGTACACCAGCTAACTTAGAGAGTGAAGTCCGATGCGGTCAGAGCAACAGAACCAGTCAGCTCTACCACGAACTCATTGGCATCAAAATTGCCGTCAGCATTGACGTCGATTGCGGCATAGGTGTTTTCTTCGAACGTGAAGTAAACGAGTTCATTACCTGCGCCGGCAAACGATGCACCGAAGGCAGCGTTTACTGCATCGGTGATGGTGGAGCCTTCGGCGAGGGCATCAACTGCACTCTGAGCGCTGATCAGATCAGCGGCTGTTGCGAGGGCAACGCCGAAGGCGGATACGTCAAGCGTGTCATTGCCGGAGACATTGAAGTCAGTGATGACGTCCATGCTTCCAATCGTGGACTGAGCGCCGGCTGTGTAGATGGCAACGTCGTTACCAGCGCCAAGCGTGATGGTGTCTTCGCCAAGGCTACCATTGTAGAGGTCGTTGCCAGCACCAAGGTCGATGGTATCGTCACCAGCGCCGCCGGTTACGCTGTCGTTACCAGCGCCCGCGTTGATCGTGATCGAGGACGCAGCTGTACCGTTTCCAAAGTTCAGGACATCGTTACCAGAGCCGCCGGTCACTGTAACGTCGCCAGTAACGGCATTGCTGACGTAGGTTACGCCGCCAGTGTTACCGCTCGCATCGAACGTTTCGAGGCCGGCTTCACCGGTGGTCACGACCGTAACGCGCCCTGCACCTGTAACGGAGACAGCTTCCAAATCAAGAGCGCCATCGAGGTCAACAGTAGAGTTGCCGGAGACAGCATTGATGGAAACTGCTTCGATAGAAGCCGCGTCATCGAAATCGAAATCAGCCGTAGCGCCGCCCGTCATTGCAACAGCGAGTTGGGCTGTGGTGGTTCCTGCGAAGGTACCTGCATAGTCGATATCGATGTTGGTGTTTACCGAACCAGAGGCGCCGAATACCGTGGCAAGCGAGGCGTTGTCGTAGTTGCCAGCAACACCAGTGGTCCAGACCTGCTGAACACCGACAGCATTTGCAAGGTTAAGCGCCGTTGCACTGTCAGCATTGTTGATGCGCTCGATGTTGCGAAGAATCGGAGCGTTGTTGTTGGCATCTGTGTTGATGCCGTTAGCGGAGATGTTCAGTGTGTCAAAACCAGCGCCACCGTCGAGAGTGTCGGTGCTGTCAAGGGACTCAGCAAGGATCGCGCGGAAGTTATCGTCGCCCGAGGAGCCCGTGATTGTATCTACACCACCAGAGATAGCGTTAGTTGCATTTGTCAGTGTGAAAGTATCGCCTGGACCGCCAGCATTAGGATCCGCAACGATTGCAGCGATTGCAGCGTCCACCTGTGTCTGGGTTGGCACGGTAGCTTCGTCTTCAGTGATGCCAGCAAGGAACGCACGGCCCTGCTCAGCAGCGCCTTCGCCCTGGTAAGCAACAACTTCAGCACCGGTGTCGAGCGACGCGGTGAAGAGGTTAGCAGCTTCGATCTTGTTGTTGACCGTTGCAAGGTCATCGCCCTGTGCGCCGTCGAGGATGGCGATCGCGATGTTGTTGATGTTGTAGGTGCCGTTCTGCAGCGCGGCGGTGAAGAACGTCAGGCCAGCCAGGTCAGCATCGCGGCCGAACAGCGACTGGTAGATCGAGTTAACGATCTGAACGTTGGACATGCCTTCGAAGCGGTCCTGATACTCAGCCGAAGCAGCGAGGTCGCCGATAGCCGTCAGGTTTGCACCGTTGTTGGTTGCCTGGTTGAAAAACTGCAGGCCAAGCGGGTCGGCCGGACGGCCGAAAAGCGCGATATAAATACCCTGGATAGTCGCCATGGTAAGGTTCCTCTCAATTAGACCGTTCGTGGTCGGCAGCATCCATAGCCCGCTACCTGAGCGCAGTCAACAGCCCGCTGTGTAGGAATTACTATTTTTTCTTTGCGCGTGCTGAATGAGCAGAAACCCGATGCGGTCGTGGAACATCTTTTTTTGCTGGCGGTTTGGTGCCGAATTAACGCGCATATTATAAAGCAGGCGTCTCTCAAGACCGCGCGTGAGAGATGTAAGGAAGGATCTACGCGAGTGCTGAACCATACAGAGTGAGAGAATCGCTACAGTGGCTACTAGACAGTTCAGCCGAAACCTAATATGTATCGCTCAAGCGAGATAAGCATCCGACAGGGATCATCGAAATGCGACCGGCACCGAGTGAGTCTTCCAAGCAGCAAACAGAGCTTTTGCGCGTAACAGTTGGTCAATGGCTTCGCGACCGGCGTGTGGCGCTTGGTTTAAGCCAGAAGGAACTGGCTGACCGTGCCGGCTTCGACTACTATACCTTTATATCTCAGCTCGAGACAGGTCGTGGTCGTGTTCCGGCGGAGCGATACGAGCAATATGCTAAGGCTTTGCAGGTGGAGCCTCGCGAGTTTGCAATGCGGATGCTGCAGGCCTACGAGAGCTCAACCTACAAGATCCTTTTCCCGTCCGAAGCAATGCACGAGATGGAGCGCCGCCTTAAGGCGCTCGAAGATGCAGTCTCGAAGAACCAGGCCTGAATCAGGGTCAGCAAACAGCTCCAGTCGAAGCCGCTCTTCCGGATAGGAAGGGCGGTTTTTCGTTGTGGCCACCTCTGCGTTGGTTTTGTCTCTAGATTTTTCGGAAGAACGGCTCGCGAGCCTTGTCCTCGCATTGCCGGGCATGTTCTTGACGTCTTCAATCTCCCGCTGTTGCGCCAGCGTGGCTTTGTCTCCTGAGCTGTCGTCGCCGGCATTCCTCTGATCTACAGATACGTCCGCTGAAGGGGTGATTGGGATTTAGCCGCCCGTGTTTTAGAAAAGCCGCACAAAATACTGCCTTGGCGCAGGCATGCTTCAGTCACTGTGGCGAATTTACTGCGCTAACGACGAAATTAATCATCAAAACGGTAAACCGTTGATTAACGTTGCCGGTACGTCGTAGGAGACTCACACCTAAACCGGGTTGTTTTTTTGTGGGGAACTAAAGTGGCTTCTATCCAGGGGATTTATATTGCTTTGTTTGGCCGTCCTGCCGATCCTGCAGGTCTTGCCTTCTTCAACGAGGTAACAGGCAATGGATCTGATCTTACTGCTATTGGCGATCTTGCCAACACGGCTGAGTATCAGAGCCGCTTTACCAATATGTCGGACGAACAAGTCGTTAACTCGATCTATAAGGCTTTGTTTGGACGCGATGGAGACCCGGACGGAATCGCATTTTTTCTTTCGAAGCTCGCCGACGGCACATACAATATCAATAACATCGCGATTGCGATCTTAGACGGTGCTCAGGGCGACGACCTCGCTACCGTGAACGCCAAGATCGCTGCTGCGAACGTTTTCACAACTCATCTTAATACTTCGGTTGAAGTGGAAGCGTATGCTGGAACTTTCGCAGCGAGCGTCGGGCGCGATTTCATCAACACAGTAGATAAAGATGACGCGGGGACGGCCGACGAAGCGGACGCTGCCATTCTGCGGCTTTTGGATCAGGGTCAGAACCCCGATGACGGTAATCCTCCTGCTGGCAATCCTGGGGGAAGCCAGAGCGAATATGAGGCAACCGGAACCTTGGTTGTCTCCAGCAACGCGGTAGATGGTGTGACTGCCGAAGAAGGCTCGGTTCTGACAGCGCAGTTAGCAGATCTGAACGATCCCAACGGGGCCGTTACCCTATCCTATCAATGGCAAATCTGGGTGCCAGCAGAGGGCGGCGGAGCATGGGAAGATATTGACGGTGCGTCCAGTGCTGCGTTCGAGGTTCCGGAGGATCAATCCTATGTCGCCCAGGCGGTGCGCGTTGTAGTTACGACGACGGATCCGCGAGGCGGAACCACCACCTTCACCAGTGAAGGGTCGAAAATCATCAACGTCGATGATGCCGCGCAGGGCACGTTGACTGTAACTGGCAAGGCCGAAGAAGGCGCAACCCTCACTGCTTCTCTCGGCAATGTCGTAGACGTAGACGGCGAG